ATCTGACGAAATGGTTCGAGAGATAACTGGAACTATTGATGAGCTGGGCCTCAACCTTGAAACCTCCGAAGAACTCGCAGATTTCAGATCCTTGTGGACACCAGCCTATCAAAATAATGATACCTCTGGACTATATGCGGCATACGCTGAGTTTTTGAAAACCGCTAGACGGATTGAAAGAAGTAAGCGTGAAACTGAAGTTGAAGCAACTCGAAGGACAGCAGAGGAAGAGAGGCTAAAACAAAACGAGGAACTTGGTATAAACGACCTGGATTCAGGTGTGGGTATGCCAGTATCTCCAAACGGCCAATCTCTACTTACTAAAATTGGAAATTCAGATGCTACAGCTACTAGAGACGAAATAAGAAAAGCTGCGGAAGAAATGCGAAAGCTAGGAATCCGCATATAAATTTAGGAGAAAAACATGGCAACTGCAGGAGCAACTTTAACAGATTCTCTTGCCGACTCGATTCCCACGCTCATAGCTTCAGCTAGAATCGTGAGAGAGTTCGCAGGAGTAATGCCTAACCTTGTAGACAGACAAAGATTAGATGCAAACACTGGAACGACTTGGAATGAAGTCAGCATGGCTAAACTTACAGCTCAAGCTGTAGGTGAAAGCACTGAACTAGACAACCCACAACAAATGGATGACACATTATTTAGTATTACTCCAACTGTTATAGGTGTACACACTGTCATTACTGACAGAGTGGCTTTAAGAATTAGTGCAAACGCTTATGCCCAAACAGGGTCACTAGCCCAAAATGCGATAGAACGAAAAAAGGATCAAGACGGACTTACAGCCATTGATGGAGCTTCCAATACAATGGGAACTGCTGGTTTAGCGTTAGATACTTCACTTATATCACACGCTGCATATCGAATAACATCAAATGCAACAGAGCCTGCCCCAGCGGATATGCCTATTAACGCAGTCTTCCATGGATTTCAGTTAGCAGACATAGATGACCAATTAACAACACCAGGTATCACTGTTGTGTCGACAGCGGAAATTGCAGAAGCACAAGGCGGTGCTCCTTTAACAAACGGCATTGCCGCTGATGCGTTCCAAAACAGATACAGGGGAATGATTGGTGGAGCAAAACTTTATGAAGACGGAAACATCACCATTGATGCTTCTAGTGATGATGCTAAAGGTGGAGTTTTCTCTCAAGCAGGATTAGTTCTTGTAGAGGGCCGATCACCATACGTTGAAACAAAGCGAATGCCAGAGTTGGGTGGTGGTGCTACAGGGATGTTTATATTCGACGAGTACGCATATGGGGAGAGAAGTTCTGGGAACTGGGTCGTAGAAATTATTTCAGACGCAACAACACCAGCAGGATAAATTAAATTAATTAACTTTTTTATTTGAGGAGAGTTTATATGCCAAGAGGAAATTTTGGAGAAATAAGAGCATTTAATGATTTTACAGGAACATATGAAACTGTTTCATGGGATGCGGCTACAGTTGAATTAGGTGGCGGCTGGGGATTGTACTCAGTCAACGAGGGAACTATCAATGATGTCAAAGATGAAGAAGGTGGAATTATCCAGCTTCTAACTGACACTGGTGACAACGATAACTGTGCTTTGGTAGCTGGCCCATTTAAACCATCTAATGGTGGTGCTGTAATGGAAGCCAGATTTAAAGTTGCAGACGATTTAGTCGTAGGTATCTTTGCAGGTTTTTCAGAAACAATGTCAGTAGCTACCCCTGTTATGCCTGCTGAGTACGCAACAGCAACTATGACAATAAATGGTTCTGGTGGTGTTGCAGGATTGCAGTATGACAATGATGGTACTACAGACTTTTTCAGGGCCGCATCAGGTGATGGAGGAGCTGTAACTGGTACTAACAAAGATGGTACTGCACTTACTGCAACTACTTTGACAACTTCACCCCAAGTGGTAACAGCAGACAAGTTTGTTGTAGCAAGAGTTGAAATTAGTCCTAACGGAAGAATTGACACTTATCTATCAGCAGACAAAGAGCTAACACTTGTTGATTCAATAACTGGTGCAATTACAGCATCAGACCTTTTCTACGCTGTACTCATGCTTGAAAACAGGCAGGGAGCAGCCAAGGAATTTGAAGTTGACTATGTGTATGCAAGAGGCTTTAGAGACTGGACTGCCTAGGAGATTAAATGGTTTCTAGGATTGAATTAAATCAAGCCGAAATCAGTGGAAATGAGCGTTGCTATTACTTAGCTGAGTTCAATAGGAACGCTCATGACTACTCAGGTTCTCGTAGATATCAGACTATTACTGTTATTCGTAATGACAGAAAAATGAAATTTGAAAGAGACTTGGGTGATGCCAGATTGTTCGGGGAGCAATTTCAATTAATCTGCGGAGTTCCAAATAGTAAAGGTGGTGGTGAAGCACTATATACAGTAGACGAGGCTTTAAGAATGGCTGAAACCATGAATTTAATGCCTCCATCAAAACCAAATAGAAAACCAAAAGACTGGAACAAAATCTATTGGGACAACCTAGAAGAGAAACAAAAATGGAAACGAGGGGTCAGTGTATTTGGCCCCAAGTTTAAAAAGGAGAGAACTTAATGGTAGATCAAGTTGAATCTATGGAAGAACTTATGCGAGATGCTGAAGTAGCGGAAGAACCTGGAGATTTGAAGCAAGGTTCGACTGTAGCAAGTACCAGTAATGGAATGACTATGACAGCAGCAGAATTGCAAAGTGCTGGGTATGTCTATGTTTACGATACAAAAACTGGTGACAGATCAACAATTAACAGGAATATGTTGCCTGGCGTTCTACAAAAAAGACGAGATGACGGAAGTTATTTTTTCTCCACAAAAATCCCTGACATAGAAATTCATGAAGGGACAATTAAATGTGTCCTACACCCTGATGACGAAAACAGGAAAAAATATGATTCATTTGGATTCATAACCTGTAAAAAATCTAATTTCAGAACAATATTAGATCGTGACACACATTTACGAAATAGGCATAAAAGAGCTTATGAAACCCTACGAAATGAAGAAGCAAGAGAGCAGAAAGAAATCGAAAGGCTTGAAAGGCAGATGTTGACTAAAACTCTTAGTGAGATGAATCAACCGAAACCTACTACAAAAAATAATACTGGAGGCAAGAATGGCGAATAAGAATTTTTCACCAATCCCTAATTCTCTTGTCACTCAAACTGTTACGAATACTGCAGGCGGAATATCTGCAGGAAGTATACCTGCAGGTGCTAAGTACGCTGAAGGATATGTGCGTACTGCAAGTATTGTGGAGACACGAGATCAAACTACACCTACAGCTTCTAAAGGAAATCAGTGGGATGCTGGGGACATTATTTATTTACGATCAAGAGATGAGATCACAAGTTTTCAAGCAATAGAACAGGACACAGGAAGCACTGAAACTATTGACTGGCAATTCTTTAATATCTCGCCTGAATAATAGGAGAATATTATGGCATCAGGATTTGGGCCAGGATTAGCGAAAGCATCGCAGCTCTCAGGAGCTGTAACAACAATAACGTCTTTATTAGCTACTGACATAGTTATAGGTGAAGACACTCAAACAAAAATAGACTTTGAAACAGTAAATGAAATTCATTTTGATGCAGACAATGCAGAAATTGCAAAGATAGATACCAATGGTTTGACTATATCTGATGCGAAAACCATATCTCTTGGAGATCAAGGACAACTTATTATTGGAGATGATGCTCCAGGTACTGACCATACAGCTACAGGCGTAGTAATAACTATGACAGCCTTAGATGGGTTAGCTGTTGGTGAAGCCGTATACATAGACAGTAACGGAAAGTTAGATGAAACTGACGCAGATGCTGCAGGAACAATGCCAGCTATTGGTGTTGCACTAGAAGCAAATTCTTCAGGTAGTGATGCTGAAGTAAAGATTTTATTACAAGGGATCTTTAGGGATGAGAGTTACAGCTTTACTGCAGGACAAGATTTGTTTATAGGTACTAACTTAGGAGAAATAACAGCAACAGCACCTAGTGGTACAGGAGACTTTGTACAAAAAGTTGGTGTCGCTTTAACTGCTAAAACTATTTATTTCAATCCGAGTTTGGACTTAATTGAACACGCATAATGGCTAATGAAATAACAAACATAAACACAATTGCTTTAGCAAATATTGCCAAATTTAACGATCAAGACGACAGCGACATGGAAAAGTTTAATGGACAAGAGTTTACTGGCACATTAACTTGGGCAGGAACAAGGGGTGTATTAGCAGGTGGAAATGATGGTAGTGGTTCAGAAACTCCGCTCAATGTAATCCAATACAAAACTATCACTACAGATGGAGGCACATCTGAGTTTGGTGAGTTGCAAAGTGCTAGATTTGGATTAGTAGGTTCAGGTTCAAATGTAACTTTAGGAGTATTTGCTGGTGGTAAAACATCATCATCTAATAACGTAACAGATACTGACAAAATCACTGTTGCTACAACTGGCAGTGAAGCTGATTTTGCAGACCTTAGAGTTGGTGCTCGTATGGGTGGTGCAGGTGGTGCTAGTAATGGCACTTTATTGTTTGTTACTGGTGGAAGAGCAGCATCAGGAAGAATTGATAATAAAGAATATTTTACTTTTGCATCGCCAGCTACTTCGGTAGATGCAGGCAACCTAGACAAAGCTAAAAGTGGAATCGCTGCAAGTAATGGGAACAGTAAGTATTTAATTGCAGGTGGATATGATGGTGGTTCAGGGACTGAAAATGTTATTGAGTACCACACTTTTTCTACTTCAGCAGACTCTTCAAGTACTGGAACTTTAGGCACAACAGACCAGGAAGGTTATATGATTTCATCTGCTGCCAGGGCAGTTTATTTCAGAGGAGATAGTTCTTCTGCTGTGATGGAATTTATGACAGTTGCGTCAGAAGGAAACGCTTCAAGTTTTGGAGATGCTACTGTTGCCAGAGCAAGCATGAGTGGTTGGAGTGATGGAACTAGAGGTGAATTTGCAGGTGGAGACAATGAAGGTGGCTCATCAACAAACGGCTCTGATGTTATAGATAAGATCACAATAGCAACTGAAGATAATGCTACTGATGTAGGTGACTTAGACACAAATTCAGCAGATGGTGGAGGGCTTTCAGGAACATGAACGAACTAGCCCAAATACAAAATTCTATTAGAGGAATGGCAACTATTACTTCTGACAAAATTCAGAAGATTTCTGAACGCATGGTTGAGATGGAACGAGCCAATAATTCTTTAGGTAGAAAGAATACACAGACTACTAACCAGTTAATGACTCTTACTATGCTTACAGATAGTCCTTACAGAAGATTAAGGCAGTGCCTTGCACAAATAGAACGCAAAAAAGAAGCATTGAGAGATGCTTATTTTAAGCACCAAAAATTAGAAGTACAAATTAAAGAATGGGAAGAAGAGGATACAGAGCTTTCTCGCATAAACATTGCTGAAGCAAGAGCTGGTATGGAAGCATCAAAGATTTACATAGAAGGTGCGTTAAAAGAGATTGCTATCTTTCAAGAAGCCTACGAAGAAATAAGAAACAACAACAATATTCCTATTTTATGGGATGAGGAAGATGCTGAATTAGACGAGATAAGGCATCACATCAGGCAAGCGTTTAGGCAATCCCATAGAGACATGATTCTTACAGGAAGCATAAGTCAGGGTAATGCTGAGTACCTAGAACAGTATGGCATACACCTACAGACTGCTCGTAACTACATCAAACAATACATAAACAAATGTGAAGAGTTAATTAGTGCAGAAACATATCCATCTATAGATCATTTGTATGAGTTCTTAGATTCATGTGTAAAAGATTTTGGGGAAGAGTACATAAAAACAATGCACCATATCGGCATTACTGAACTAGTCAGAAGCGAATGGTTGTTTAAAGGTAACGTAAATAAATAATGGCAATAATTAAGTACAGTTTTGTAAATGGAGAACACGGAAACAGAAGACCATCAGGTTTATCTGACCATGGCTATTTTCATCATTTAGTTGATGACACTTGGATTGGAGTAGGTTCAGGAGTTGGGACTGAATTAACAGTAGCTCAACTTAAAACATATGTAAAAGACGTTAGAGACAACGACCCTGGTATGGCTTATGAGGAAAATTGTCCACTTGCTCCAGGATCAGGCACTCATGTATGGAGAGACTACACAGATGCAGAAATAGACACGATGGTAGATGACTGGTGTTCAGCAAGGGGCATTAGTTAATGCAATCAATATCAGGATCAAAGTCACATAACGCAGACACACTAATGACAGCATTGGTTAATGGAGTCAAAGACTTTTCCAAAAGAACTGTTGTCAATGGAATCCCAACTGAAAAGTCAGGGAGCATAAGTTCTACTGGCAATGACTTTACTGTTTATTTTGAGGACTATGTTGATAGTTCAGCAGTCCAAATAATCATAGACGCTCATAGTGCTTAGAGGTGATAGATGAGTGAAGAAGTAAAAATACT